GAACGAAACCGGCGTCAGCATTATGAATGGAATGCCGGACTGGTACATACCCAACGCTCGCGGCGGCGCAGTCGGTCACGCCCTTCGCCTTGCTCACCACTACGCCACTGGCGGACACACGCCCGCCCAGCCCGATTACGAGCGCGAGATTGATCGCATCAATCGAATGCTGGCCGAAAAGGCCGAAGTTAATCCCGCCACGCAGGATTGGTCCGCCCGCCGCAATGAGTATTTGCAAGGCCGCCCGGGACCGCAGATTAGGGATCGGTCGTTTGCGCGGGGTGGGTACGCGGAGGGGGGCGGTGCCGAGAGCGTGTTGATGCAGGACAAGCTGAACGCCCCAAACCAGTGGCTTCAGTTTGGTGGGCAGGATATGGATCGCGCCCCAGCTGGTTTGCCAATTGGGCAAGCGGTTGGGACAAGCATGGGGTATCATGGGGTTGAGGGGCTTCAAGACGCTACTAAGCTGGCCAATCAAGTTATAGCTGGAAAGGTTGACCCAACTTCTGATGAAGGCATTCAGCGCGCATTAAACGCTGCAATGGTGGCTCAAACTGGCGGCATTGGCGGGGCACCAAAAGGAAGTGTATTAGGGTCGGGTCCAATCCGCGCCTATCATGGTTCTCCTCATGATTTTGAACGGTTTGATTTATCTAAAATAGGCACTGGCGAAGGCGCTCAAGCTTATGGGCATGGTTTATATTTTGCGGAAAATGAACCTGTTGCAAAGGGTTACCGCGATAAATTAACTGAAGGAACATATAAAACAAATACGGGGGAAATTTTTGACCCATTCAAAAATATTGAACAGATGAATGTTAAAGTTGCTTCTTATAAAGGCATTGACAATGCTATTGAAAGAGCAAAAGGGCTTTTAGCTGATGACCCAAATAATCAAATGATTATTCGTGATTTAGAAAAATTGAACAATTTAAAAGGACAAAACGCTGTTCCTAACACGGGCCATATGTATGACGTGCAAATTAATGCTGACCCAGAACATTTAATGGATTGGGATAAACCATTAAATGCTCAATCAAAATATGTCCAAGATGCAGTTAAGGATGTAGCAAATAAAGTTGATATTGATCCGTTTGAGCATTTAGGGTTGGCTGCCGTTCGTAAAGAACATCCTCGTAGTCAAACTTATAGCCCAACAGGAAATGATATTCACACCGACTTGGAAGAAATTCTTGGCGGGAAAGAAGCTGCAACTAATGCATTATTGTCTTCAGGAATTAAAGGCATTCGTTATTTAGATGCTGGATCTCGTGGCAATGGGGGGTATTCAATACAGTTGACTCATAATGGGAAACCATATGCAGATCCCATACCAATGCAAACATTTCAACAAGCTAAAAACCATGCCCAAGAATATGAAAAAAAAGGATACGGGACTGAAATTAAAGAACATGGGACACGAAATTATGTTGTATTTGACGACAATCTTGTAAACATAAATAAAAAATATGAAAAAGGCGGCACCATCCCATTCGGCCCTGAAGCTGCTCAGAGAGCCGTGCAAATCGCAAAGCAGCAAGCGGGACGCCGCTAAGGAGTACTCCAATGTCTGAAGCCAGCAAGGCCGCAAGGTCGGCCATGAAATCCAAGATCAAACGTCTAACGACGACTGATCCCAAAACCAAGGTGGACGCCAGTAGCTGGACGCCCCCCGAGCCTCTGAACACTGAGGCCAAGACAGGTATGCGCCCGATCAGTCCCCGCGCCTTCAAGCGTGGCGGCAAGGTTGATGGCGAGGCAATGGAGTCTAATGCGGGCCGCAAGCCTCGCACGGGCAACAAGCCGGTTACGCCTGACAGCATGATCAACCGCAATGCCAAGGCCGCTAACGAAGAGCGCGAGGGCATCAAGCACGTCGGTGGCATGAAGAAGGGTGGCCGCACCAAGAAGATGGACGGCGGCAGCAGTCTTCTGACTGATCCGACCGCGCCCGATAAGCGCGCTGGGATTGTTCCCAAGGATGTGATGACCTTTGGCCCCGCTGGGCAGAAGGGCATGATTGGCCTGAAGCGTGGCGGCGTTGCTGATTGGGAAAACTCCGCCAAGGACAAGGCGCAGGATAAGAAGCTGGCCAAGAAGCACGGCATGAGCTTTAAGGCGTGGGAAGCGTCCAAGATGGACACTAAGCACGACAAGCAGCAGTCCATGAAGGGCCTCAAGTCCGGTGGCGCTGCTAGCATGTCCGTTTCTGATGGATCGCTTGAAGGCACCCGTCCAACTGGTGGCCGCAAGGCTCGCAAGGCTGGCGGTCGCACTAAGGGCAAGACCAGCATCAACATTAACATTGGCGGCGGTCAGCCCCCGATGGACATGAAGCCCCCGATGGGCCCGCCTCCCGGCCCCGGCGCTCCGCCTCCGATGGGTATGCCTCCGATGGCCCCGCCTCCGGGCGGTGGTATGCCCCCCGGCCCGCCGCCCGGCGCGCCTCCCGGCGGTATGCCTGCTGGGTTGCCCCCGGGCCTCGCGCAGCTCCTTCAGGGCCGCAAAGACGGTGGCCGTACCTATCCTAAGATGCGGTACGGCGCAGGCGGCGGGAAGGGTCGTCTGGAGAAGATTGAGGAATACGGCGAGCCTCAGAAGAAGGCTGGCTAACGAGATTTGATGCACTGGTCCTCCCATCAGTGCATCAGATAGGCCGGTGGGTGAGACCCCTCTCCCGCCCACCGGCCACTAATCCAAGGAGAGGGGCAACCAGAGGGGTGGTTGGATGTTGACGTATAGTGACGCTTTCGAGCGTGAGTTGCAGAAACTAATTGTGGCCGAGGTTGAGCGATTGCTTGGAAACCTTGGCCACGGGATGGGCGTAACTGATTACGCTAACTACATGAAAATTGTCGGTGAAATAGCGGGCCTTCGCAAGACTTTAGAGTTTTGCGAGGAAGCGCGTCTTGTCGTCAGTGAACAGCGATAGAGGGGTATCTACAATGGCAATGGTAATGCAGCATAATGAAGACCCAAAAGATGAAATTTGGAAGGCAATTGGCGACCTTTCCGACTTTCAGTTGTTTGGTAATGAAGTTTTGGTCGCGATTTACATCCGTCCGCAGAAAACTTCGTCAGGAATTTTCCTTACAGACAATTATCGTGACGAAGACAAGTGGCAGGGCAAGATTGGCCTTGTTCTTAAAAAGGGAGCAACCTCGCTTGTTGAGCCAGCCGATATGGTTGATGTCAACGACTGGGTTCTTTTCCGTCCCTCTGATGGCTGGGGGCTAACCGTTAATGGCGTGATGTGCCGCCTTTTGGATGATCGCGTTATCCGTGGCCGCCCCCTGAAGCCTGACACCGTTTACTAGGAGATAACCAATGGCAGACGCCAACGAAGAAAACATTGAAATTCAGCTTGATGAGCCTGAAAAGGTTAAAGAGCCGGAAATCGAAGTTGTAAAAGCTGAAGAAGCCCCGCCCAAGCCAAAGCCGGAGCTTCCGCCTGAAGTGCGAGAGCTAAAGTTTCAGCTTGAGCAGGAAAAGCTGGCTCGTGCGGAGGCTGAAAAACGCGCCCGCATGGCGTCAGAGCGTGAATATGTGGCTAAAAATGAGGTTACAGACACAAATCTGAGCCTGATTAACAACGCCATTAGCTCCACGCAGCAGGAAACGGGGTATCTGAAAGCCGGATACCGCGAAGCGATGGCGACTGGCGACTATGACAGGGCGGCTGAGATCCAGCAGCGTATGTCGGACAACGCCGCGCGTCTTTTGCAGCTTGAAAACGGCAAGGATGCTCTGGAAAGGCAGGCAAAGCAGGTTGCTCCGCAGTATCAGCAGCCTATGGACCCCGTGGAGGCGTTGGCAAGCCAGCTTTCGCCTCGTTCTGCGGCTTGGGTTCGTAACAATCCGCAGTTCGCCACTGACCAACGTCTCTTTCAGAAGATGATTGCGGCGCATAATCTGGCTTTGGCGGACGGTTTGCAGCCTGACACCGACGATTACTTTGCTACGGTTGAGGAAACCCTGCGTATTCGTCGCCCTGAGCCGACTTACGAAGATCCGATGGCCCAGTCGGCCACGGTAACACAAAAGCGGTCTGCCCCGCCTGCCGCTCCCGTGTCTAGGGGCGGCAATGGGACCGGCAGCAATCCAAACCGGGTTACATTGAGCGCCGCAGAGCGTGAAATGGCCCAGATGATGGGCATGACCAATCAGGAATATGCACAGAACAAGCTTTCCCTTCAGAAAGAAGGCAAGCTCAACTAGGAGTTAGAACATGGAAATCGAAGAAACCCGCCCCGTTGGGCGTCCGCGCAGTCTTTTGGCGGGTAAAGTGGCCCCGAACGAAGTTGCCGCGCCTACTGCCCGCGAGGAAAGCCCCCGCGAGCGCGCAACCCGCCGCGCTGCGGAATTGCGTGGCCATATCGGCAATATGGATCAGGGTACGGACGATTTTTTCGTTCCGCCTGAGTATATTCCCGATGGTTGGAGCTATGAGTGGAAGCGCAAAACCAATGTCGGCATGGAAGACCCGGCCTATCAGGTTTCTTTGGCTCGTATGGGTTGGGAACCTGTCCCGGCGGCTCGCCATCCCTCAATGATGCCCGAGAGCAACAAGTATCTCATCATTGAGCGCAAGGGCATGGTCCTGATGGAGCGTCCCCTTGAGATTACGGAAGAAGCCCGAAATATTGACAGGCAGCGGGCTCGTAATCAGATCAGGCAGAAGGAGGCGCAGCTTTCTTCGGCCCCCGACGGGACACTTACCCGCGATCACGCTCAGGTTAAGCCAAAGATTTCAAAGAGTTACGAGCCAATCCCAATTCCAAAGGATTGACCCAAAATGGTGTTTAGGGGGGCTTTTAGGCCCCCCTTTACATTTGTGTGTTTTTTATTGTAAAATGATTTCAAGATCGTAGCGATCTTCTTTCCCCCGTTGTGGAGAGATAACGAACCCTGTTTCCTAGTCGCCCCGTTGCGCGATGAGCGGAAATTCCCCTAAAAAAGGAGCCCGTCATGGCGAACACAAACGCGCCTTTCGGCTTTGCCCAGTCTAGCGGCAATGGTTCCGCGCCGACCTATGAGCAGGTTGCGGTGATTATTGCCTACAATGCTTCCGCGATTTACTACGGCGACCCCGTATTCCCCACCGCCGCTGGTGGCGTTGCTGTCGGCACCCCCGGCACTGACGGCATTGCCGGTGTCTTCATTGGCTGCAAGTACCTTTCTGTCAGCCAGAAGCGCACCGTGTGGTCGAACTACTGGCCCGGTTCTGACGTTGCCTCGACCCAGACGGTTGAGGGCTACATCGTCAACGATCCGAACGCCCGGTTCGTTGCTCAGGTTGGCGGTTCGTCTTCCACTGGCCTCACCGTCGCTGCGATCAACACTAACGTCCAGTTTGCCTACGGCACGGGTAACACCGCCAACGGCCTGTCTGGCGCTTACGTTGTGTACAACAGCGCCGACGTGACTTCGACCCTTCCCTTCCGCGTTATCAGCCTCCTGACTGACCCGCCCGGCTCCGCCGGTACGGAGTCCGGTGCTTATAACCGGGTCATTGTTGGCTTCAACAATGTCACAACCAAGTCCCTCACGGGCATCTAAGGAGTAAGGACCAATGGCTGTTAATCTCTCAGCGATTAAAGACCTTCTCCTTCCCGGTCTCCGTGGAATTGAAGGCAAGTATGAGCAGATCCCGTCGCAGTACGACAAGATCTTCACGAAGCATGACTCCAAGATGGCGCTGGAGCGTACCGCTGAAATGCGTTACCTCGGCCTCGCCCAGCTCAAGACCGAAGGCGGCCAGACCTCCTTCGATAACTCGGCTGGCGAACGCTACATCTACAATCAGGAGCACACCGAGATCGCTCTCGGTTACGCCATCACTCGCAAGGCGATTGATGACAACCTGTACAAGACCCAGTTCCATCCGTCGAACCTTGGCCTGATTGAATCTTTCCAGCAGACCAAGGAAATCTACGGCGCGAACGTGCTGAACACCGCCACGACCTACAATGCGGCCATCGGCGGTGACGGCAAGGCTCTGTGCGCTACCGACCATCCGATTGATGGTGGCACGGTTGCGAACACCCCCACCGTGCAGGTTGACCTCAACGAGTCCACCCTGCTCAACGGCATGATCGCCATCCGCACGAACTTCAAGGATCAGGCTGGTCTGAAGGTGTTCGCTCGCGGTCGCAAGCTGGTTGTTCCCCCGCAGCTTGAGCCTGTCGCTATCCGTCTGACCAAGACTGAGCTGCGTCCCGGCACTGCGGACAACGACGTGAACGCAATCCTCACGACGGCAGGTGGCCTCCCCGAGGGCTACATGGTCAACGACTTCTTGACCTCCGCCTCTGCTTGGTTCTTGCTGACCAACATTGACGGCCTGTCGTATATGGAGCGAGTTTCCTTCGAAACCGACATGCAGGTCGACTTTGTTACTGACAATCTTCTTGTCAAGGGTTACGAGCGTTACAGCTTTGCTTACTATAACTTCCGTGCAATCTTCGGAAGCTTCCCAACCTAATACCAGTTGGCGGGGCCAAAAGCCCCGCCTTTTATCTAGGATGATCAGTCGCGGAGACCGGCCTAGCGGACTTTGCACAGACACCGCGACACTTTGTGCAGGAGGTTCCTATGGGAATCGTAACATTTACCGGCCCTATCAAGGCGGGCAATGTTCTCAACACGACCGGCACTACAGCCGGTACGGTTAAGAATGTTGGCTTCGTTGCTATGGCCCAGACTGTACCTATCACGCAGGCGGGCTCCGCTACTGCGTACAAAACCGCCATCTGTCTTCCGGCCTACAGCCACATCATGAACATCCAGTTCTTGACGACGACTGCTTGGAATGGCGTTGCAGCGACGGTCAGCATCGGCACTAGCGCCACTTCGACGGAGCTTGTTGTTGGGCAGAGCCTTGGAACGATTGGATTGGCTTCGGCTGGCCCCGGCGCTGACGCAACTCGCACGGCGCTTTGGTCAAACACTGGCTCAACTGACGTGATTATCTATGTTCTGTCAGCTAACACTGGCGCGGGCGTGGGCGACATTATTGTTCGCTACATCCAAGCTGAAAACGCCTAATCTCAGCCAAGGAGGCTACTATGAAGGGTCGTAAGAAGCGTGAAGAGGGTGGTCGTAATCTGGCTGCCGAAGACGTTAACCAGAAGACTGCTCGTCGCAACATGGCTCCCAAGATCATGGATGCTGCCGATGAGCGTAAGGCTGGCGGCAAGGTCAAGGGTGACATGGCTATGTCAAATGCCGGTCGCAAGCCCCGCAAGTCCGGTGGCCGCGCTGGTTCGGATCAGAGCCCGTTCTCGTCCGCTCTCAAGGGCACGGCTCCCAAGGGCCGTTCGCTCGATAAGATCACGATGGGCACCAACGTCTAAGTTGTTTGCTTAGTTACAGTGTAACGGACGGGGGCTTTGAGCCCCCGTTTTACCATGAGGGATGGCAATGTCTGGAGCTTGGACGCGCAAAGAAGGCAAATCCGCTTCTGGCGGATTAAATGATAAGGGCCGCGCCTCTTTGAAGGCAGAAGGCCATGACATCAAGCGCCCCCAACCGGAGGGGGGTTCGCGTCACGACAATTTTTGTAGTAGAATGACCGGGATGAAGCGAAAGCTGACTGGCTCTGCCAAAGCGGCAGACCCCGATAGCCGCATCAACAAGGCTCTCAGGAAGTGGGATTGCTAACGTGGACAAGCCATTTTGGGAAAAAGAAGCTCCGAAAGATGCAAAAGTTAAGCATCTAGACCGCAAGCACAAGCAGTCCGCCAAAGCTATGGCACGGGCGGCGGGGCGGCCCTATCCCAATTTGATTGACAATGCCGCAGCATCTCGCATGAAGGGAAAATAACATGCAGCCGATTACAGTTTCCACCACCGACGCCTCTGGCGGCACTACCTATAGCCGTTCGGTTCGCATGGATAGCTGGGCCAACGCTCAGACCATCATTCAGGTGAACGTCACGGGAAGCGCGACCTACACGGTCGAGACCTCAATGGACGACCCCAACAGCCCCACCAACCCCGTTGCGGCGGCCAGCATGACTTGGGTAAACTGCGCTGATAGCGCAGTTGTTGCCAAGACTGCCAGCGCGCAGGGCGTTTTGGTGGCTACGCCTACTTTCATCCGTATCAAGCAGACGGCTGGTGCGGGCTCAACGACGATGACGTTGGCGCAGTTTGGTAATGCCACTTATTAAGGTGAGCCATGACGACCAGCGGAACATACACGTTCAATCCGTCGCTTGGTGAGCTTGTCATCTATGCGTTCAATTTGTGTGGGCTTCGTGGCACAAGTGTGCTTCAGGAGCATATGCAGAGCGCCAGAATGGCGAGCAACATGCTGTTGTCCCGCTGGGCCAATCAGGGTGTAAACCTGTGGAAAGTTGACCTTGTAACTGTTCCGCTTGTCACTGGGCAGGCCACTTACACTGTAAGCGCCAATACGGTCGTAATTCTTGATGCTTACGTCACCAACGATATGACTGGCGAAAACATTGACCGCATCATTATGCCCGTCAGCCGCACAGAGTATGCGAGCTATCCAAACAAAGAACAGCAGGGTTTTCCGACTGTTTTCTGGTTTGATCGTTTGCTGTCCCCGACCGTAACACTGTGGCCCGTGCCTAATGTCGATAATGGTCCCAGCACTTTGAGCTATTATCGCGTGACGCAGATACAGGACTCCAACTTGTCCAGCGGGCAGACGGTGGACATTCCTTATCTGTGGATGGAGGCGTTCGCCTATGGCTTGGCAACCCGGCTGTCTCAGATATGGGCCCCCGACAAGTTGGCGCTTTTGAAGCCGTTTGCTGACGAAGCCTATGCGATTGCGGCTGAACAGAACGTAGAAACTGCCCAGCAGTACATTTCCCCCATGATCAGCGGCTACTTCAGATAGGAGCGTAAATGGCATACGCTTCTCAATCAGGCCGCGCATTTACAGACATCAACAACCCACGGGCGTTTGCGGTCTGTGATCGCTGCGCCATATGGTACAATCACTATCAACTGCGCTGGCAATATGATTGGGCGGGTGCTTCGCTCATTAACAAGCGTATCCTTGTTTGCGATACTTGCTACGACAATCCACAAGAACAACTTCGTGCTATTGTGCTGCCCGCCGATCCTACGCCAATCATGAATGCTCGTGTTGAGCCCTACGCTTGGGACGAAGTGGATCGCCGTCAGGTGTCTGGCTATGACACAACCAGCCCCACAACTGGTATTCCTGTTCAAGCTGGTCCTATTCGCGTTACGTCTTTGGATGATGTGGCGACTGAGGACAAACGTGTCACGCAGCAGACGGGCGAGGCTCCATACGGGACCAATCAGCTCCCCGGCACTGATCCTAATGCCGTGACCTATCGAAACATCGTGAATGTTGTTAATAATGGTATTGGCGTGATCCGGGTGACGGTTAGCCTCACTTCTGGCTTCATTTCCGGCCAGAGAGTGATTATTCAAGAGGTTGAGGGGGTCACTAATGCCAATGGACGCTGGACCATCACGGTCATCAATCAAACCCAGTTTGACCTTCGAAACTCGACTTATTCTGGTAATTACACATCTGGCGGGTATGTTATCAATGATCCCAGTCTTCCGCCCGGCTTCACTGAAATTCCGAGGACGGGGCCGCTCTGATGGCTAAATACGCCAGTAATGTACAGATCCCAAACCTGCCGTTAGCGACTGCGCTTAACGGGACGGAACAGGTTGAGATCGTTCAGGCTGGTGCTTCCACTCGCACTACAACGCAGGCTATCGCTAACTTAAAGGGCGTTGGTCCCACTGGGCCAACTGGGCCGGGGTCAACGGTCGCTGGGCCCACTGGGCCCACTGGGGCCACTGGAGCCACGGGAGCCACGGGGCCCGGCTCTTCGGTTGCGGGGCCGACCGGGCCAACCGGGCCTACCGGGCCGACAGGAGCCGCTTCTTCAGTAGCGGGCCCCACCGGGCCTACCGGCGCAACTGGCCCCACGGGAACCGGGGCCACGGGGCCCACGGGGCCCAAGGGCGATAAGGGAAATGGTGGCGATACGGGCCCCACGGGGCCAACGGGAAATTTTGGACCTACGGGAAATCTCGGGCCAACCGGCCCCACGGGCGCAAGCATAACGGGCCCCACGGGAGCCACGGGGGCAGCTTCTACAGTTGCCGGTCCTACCGGGCCTACCGGCAGCATCGGACCCTCAGGCCCGACCGGAAGCACAGGAGCCCCGTCTATTGTGCCCGGCCCCACAGGGCCTACTGGGCCTACAGGCGCTGATTCGACTGTTGCTGGGCCAACCGGACCCACAGGAAATGCGGGAAGCAACGGTCCTACGGGGCCGACAGGCGCAGCATCTACCGTTGTTGGGCCTACCGGCCCTACGGGGGCGACGGGCGCTGCCTCTACCGTCGCTGGCCCGACCGGGCCGACCGGAAACGCGGGAAACAATGGCCCCACGGGACCGACAGGGGCGGCATCGACCGTGGCGGGGCCTACGGGTCCTACGGGAAGTGCCGGAAGCAACGGCCCTACGGGGCCGACTGGAGCTGCGTCTTCAGTTGCAGGGCCTACCGGGCCTACGGGGGCAACAGGCGCTGCTTCAACAGTGGCTGGGCCGACCGGCCCAACAGGAAATAACGGCCCTACTGGCCCTACTGGCGCAAATTCGACGGTCGCTGGTCCAACTGGGCCGACTGGTGCAGCGTCTACCGTCGCTGGCCCTACAGGCCCGACTGGCGCTGCCTCTACGGTTGCTGGCCCGACTGGTGCGACTGGCCCCACAGGCGCGGCTTCGACCGTGGCTGGCCCTACTGGACCAACTGGAGCTGCATCTACTGTTGCTGGCCCCACAGGCCCCACGGGCGCAACCTCAACAGTTGCAGGCCCCACAGGGCCGACTGGCCCCACTGGCGCAGATTCGACGGTTGCCGGACCCACAGGTCCGACTGGCGCGGTTTCCACAACGCCCGGCCCCACAGGTCCGACTGGTGCAGTTTCGACCACTCCCGGACCCACAGGGCCTACGGGTGCAGTTTCGACCACTCCCGGCCCTACAGGTCCGACTGGTGCAGTTTCGACCACTCCCGGCCCTACCGGCCCTACTGGCGCGGATTCGACTGTTGCCGGTCCAACTGGTCCCACTGGCCCCACAGTTTACCCCGGCGCTGGCGTTGCAGTCTCCACAGGATCGGCTTGGGGCACATCCCTGACGGCACCGGCTGGCGCATTGGTTGGTACGACCGACACGCAGACGTTGACGAACAAGCGCGTCACGCCGCGCGTTACGGTTGCCTCTAGCACCACATCGCCATTTGCAATTAATACCGACACTTATGATGAGTATGCTTTTACGGGTCTTGCCAATGCATTGACAATCAGTGCTGATGCCGGAACCCCAACAGATGGGCAGAAGCTCGTCCTACGCATTTTGAATAATGGTACTGGCTATGTCATTACGTTTACCGGATCTGGATCAAAGAGCTTTCGTCCTGTTGGCACTCCCTTGACGGCAAATTCAACTAATTGGACATACACACTTACTGCCAGTAAAATTACTTATTTTGGAATGATTTATAATTCCAATGCAGGATTTTGGGATGTTGTTGCAATCGGAACACAAACTTAATCAGGAGATGTTATGGCAACCATAACGTGGATTGGCGGAACGGGCACTTGGAACACCAGCAGCACGACTGGCTGGTCTCCCGCGCAAGTTCCAACTGCCGCAGATGATGTGGTAATTTCTTCTACAGGCACCATCACACTGGATGGGGTGCTTAATTGCCGCAATTTTACGGTTTCCGTAGCTGTTACTTTTGCTGGAACTACATCTCCACTCCTTAACATTT